TTATATTTCTTTACCCAGATTCGCTATCTCTCTGTCAAGCTCCTCCTCACTTGGAACATTGTCATATTTTTTCATCGTTCTTTGTGATACAAAATCTGTTACAAGCGTATTATTGCCTGCAAGAATGTCTGCAACAATTTTCTTGAATGTCGTAAAACTAACGATAGAATCAGGAATTTCAAGCTTTTGACAATTGTTGAGCATTTTAGGTGCATAATAGTCTTTATATTCGTAAATAGCTTTTTTGACAGCCGGAGCGATGATAAGCTGATAAGAAGCTAAATTTCCGCCATCTTCTAATCCTGACAAATCTATGCGAAGAGTGTAAAGATAATACTGTAAACTTTCCTCGTAATTCCTAGAACTTTTAGACAGTTCAGCTAAAGAAAGCAGTACGTTACGATAAGCACAGTATTGTTGCTCTTGCAAAGTGTCGTTAAGTCTTCGGTTGAGTATAGCTTTCGCTACTTCATCAGGCACAGTATCGCCAAGATTTCTTTTCTCTGAAATATACTCGTCAACTGTAATACCGTATCTCTGGTACTCTATAGCTGTCAGCAGTTCGGCGTGCTCTTTGATAAAATCATTTCCTGCGTCCGTAAGAACACAGTCGGTAACGCCCTTTATTGTTCCGGAATGCTGTAATAAACCTCTGCCTATCATCTGTTCTTCTTTTGAACGAGGATCGTCTATTTTGCATTCATAGTGCATCCATTTTGGAAAAGAACTGTGCTTTCCTTTAACATACCAGTTAAGAAAACGAGTATTAGCAAGATCATCATCTGCATTTGTTGGTTCGGCAAGAGGCTCTGCAGAGGTCGGGTTGTTTTCTACAGGCTGTTCTTTCTTACCGAAGAGTAAATTAAATAAGCTCATTTGTCACCTCTTATGTATTTCGCCGCTATCTGCGGCGATTGTGCTCTATAAAATCTCTGAATTGATCGTATAATCTGCGCTCTAATGGCGATGTTAAAAAGCGATTACGTCTATAGAGTTCTTGCATACGCTCAGCGCGAAAGCCTGCTGCTTGCAGAGAAATATTACAAGTTTCGGATATTTCTTCGGCTGTATGCAAATCAAGCCCACATAAGACACAAGCGGGTGCTAATAGCCGTGCCGCAAACATATCTGCTTGTGTTTCAAGTTCAGGCTTGACTTCTGTACGCGCCCTATTGAGTTGTGTTACATCGTCACCTAAATGCCCGAGTAGGAAATGTCCGAGTTCATGAGCGATCGAAAATCTGCAACGAGATTTCGGCTCTGTATTGTTGACTACTATTGCTATTTCAGAGTTTATTTTTACTATCCTCCCGCTTTCGTTCGCATTGAGATAGTTATTATCATCATCAATAACATCGATGTCGTAAATGCGGCAGATACTGCCTATAGGCACAGGCAATAATCTGATGTTACAATCAAGCAGACACTGCCAGCTCGCGTTACGGACGTTTTTGTATTTTGCATAGTCCATTTAATCACCTCAGGGTTATTGTTTACCTTGAGATGATTTTTATTTATACATTAGTCGTACTTGTCGTTTTGCGGTGTTGCTCCTAATATTATTTCCGCTTCGCTCTTTGATATTTTCTTTTCTCCCGGCTCGTCGCCTCCGCGTGCGGCGGTTTGAATTGTGACATATTCTTCTTCGTCCGGATCAAGAAGCGTATCAACAATCGAAATATCTCTTTTGTTAAGCTTCTGGTATCTGTCGTACAGTGTAGCCGAAAATAATGTATTCGGCATCGGTAGTCCAAAGCAGTTGGATATTTTGCGCGCCAAATTTATGCTGACTAACTTGTGCCCTTCTTCTATTTTTCTTATAGTTGATTCTCTACAGTTAAGCACATTCGCAAATTCAGCCCGGCTCATGTTTTTACTTTCACGCAGATATCTAACAACATCCGATGAAGAACGGTATTCAAGGGGATTATAATTGCTAGGCGCAACCTCTGAATTATCTGTTTTAAGCGCAAGGTATGCCGCACTTACATTAAGCTCACAAGCTATCGACTCAAGTATAGGCAGCTTTATTTTTGATACCTGCCCTGTTTCGTATCTCTGTATTGTTGATTTATTTAATCCTAAACGTTCTCCGAGCTCACCTTGTGTCAGTTTGTTTCTTTCACGACATAGTTTGATTCTTTTACCAATTTCGTTTACATCTGCCATGTTGTTCACCTCGTTTCATTATAATCATTATAGCATATAAAATTGCATATTGCAATAGCATTTTTGAAATTTGCTAAAAAAAGTTGCAAAACGCTATTGACAAACGCCGAAAGATGTGTTAATATATACTTGCAGAAAGTTGCAAAACGCAACAAAGAAGGGAGTGATAAAATGGTGAATGCAAATAAAATCAAGGGCAGAATGCGTGAACTTGGAATAACGCAGGCAGATGTGGCTAAGTTTTTGAACGTCGCTCAGCCAACTGTAAATCAGAAAATTAACAATATCAGGCCGTTCGACTTAGATGAAGCCGAGAAATTTTCTAATCTCCTGGGCATAGACACTTGTGAATTCGGTGCATATTTTTTTGCTCATTAAGTTGCAAAACGCAACAAAGAAGGGAGGCAAACTAAATGGACAAAGAAAAGTGCCTCAGCTGTGAAAAAGAGATATCAGCAGACTCAAATTTTTGCTCACATTGTGGCAAAAAGCAGAAGTCAGTGTGCAACTGCTGGGTAAAAGAAAAGCCTTATAGAGGAGGTGAGAACATGGTAGCCAACATTGAAAGAGAGTGGGAAGAAAAGTACAAGCCTGCTATTCTCCGGCATAAGAAAGTGCCAAAGGAGATAGTAGCTGATTTGCTTGACGTATCAACACAGACGGTTGATGATATGCTTCGCTCGGGTGATTATCATTTTGGCATTGCACGGCATTGTGCAGGCGGTAAATACAAGTATGAGATTCATCCATTGCGATTTATAGCGTGGTACGAAGGAAGGTTACTTTGATAAGGAGGTAAAAATGAAAATATCTAAGATAATCGCCTACATACTCTCCCAGATCCTGCGGCTGTGGATAACAGCCTCTGCGACAGTGATGATGTACATACCGATGTCGGCACTGGCTTACGCCCAGAGGGGCTATCGTGCAGTTGGCGGCGAAATGCTACCCGTTGCAATAGTCGCTGTTGCGGTCTGGTACGGGCTTGGATGGCTGTGCGAAGAGTGGTACAAGGGCACACTGGCAATGTTAAGGCTCAGAGAGGAGCATAAAAATGGCAGATAAGCTGATAGCCTGCACTTGCGGCGGCAACGGCATCACGGTCGATGCTGAGCCACCCAAAGAAGAGCGGGAAAGCTGGGAAAGGCACGGATTTGAGCCGCCGAGGCATTACGCTGTACGTTGTGACAAGTGCGGAAAACAGACGGGAACGTACAAACTGAAGACACCTGCGTGGAAAGAATGGAACAGATTGAACAAGACAAAGTGCAAGTACAAGCTGTTTAATGCAAAGCAGAAAGCAATGGTAATGCGGCGAATCATCAGAATGCTAAAGGACGCAAGAGATGAAAGCCCGAACGATGAAGCAATCAAAGGCTATGCGGAAGATCTATACGATGAAATTCTAATAGCCGCTGAAAAGGGGGCTGACAATGCCTGAGAAGCTCATCAAAAGCAAACAGCGTGTCAAAGACTTTGCCGAAGTGTTTACGCCGGCACACATCGTCAAGGATATGTGCGACCTCGTCCCCGAAGAGATGTGGGTAAGCATAGACACAACGTTCCTCGAGCCTGCCTGTGGTACTGGAAACTTTTTAGCCGAGATCCTCAGCAGGAAGTTCAGGTTGTGCAAGGACTGGCAGGAGGGTTTAAAGGCACTGAACAGTGTGTACGGCATAGACATACAGCAAGACAACGTTGAGGAAACGAAAATAAGGCTGTTTGATATGTACATAGCGGTGTTTCCGAAAGCTCCGGCACTGTCGAGTATAATCGCAGTCGGCATACTCGAAAAGCATATAGTGCAGGGTGATTTTATTCCTGAGTTCACACGGAAAATCAACGAGAAAAGGAGAAAAGTAAGTGATAGCATCCAACTTCAACGTCCTCCTCGAGCGTGACGCAAACGAAGCGGCAAGAGCAGGGCTAAGCTATGGCGAGTGGTGGTCGATCAAGGACGGTCAGAAGCTCGCCGACAAGGTACACTTCCGCAGAGCACAGCAAGTGGCGGCGCTCAGCAGAAAGAGAGGACAGCGAAAATGAGTGAAATAGGAGTTGTTAAAGGGTTCAAGGTGTTCAATCCTGATTGGACGTGTAAAGATAAACAGTACGGTTGTCCAGGAAGGTTTGAAGAAGATGTTACACCGTCTATCTGCAATAAAGGGATGCACTTCTGCAAGAGGGCAAGTGACTGCTTCAATTATTATTCTTTCGACCCGAATAACAAGGTTGCAGAAGTCATAGCTTACGGCGAAGTTTCAGAAGAAGGCAATAAGTGCGCTACGAATAAACTTGAAGTAGTTCGTAAAATCCCGTGGTCTGAATTGCTTGACCTTGTAAACACCGGGAAAGGTTGCACCGGACTTTGCAACAGCGGCAATTGCAACAGCGGCAATCGCAACAGTGGCAATTGGAACAGCGGCAATCGCAACAGTGGCAATTGGAACAGCGGCAATTGCAACAGCGGCAATTGCAACAGCGGCAATTACAACAGCGGCAATTACAACAGCGGCAATTGCAACAGCGGCAATTACAACAGCGGCAATTGGAACAAAACCAACTTTTCCAACGGTTGTTTCAATACGATTGAACCGAAAATTCATTTGTTCAACAAGCCCTCTGAATGGACTTATCAGGATTGGTTAAATTCGGATGCCCGTTATCTTCTAAATCAGCTTCCGGGTAATGTAATTAAATACATTTGGCTTGATGATATGACGAATGAAGAAAAGGCAGCACACCCGGAAGCGAAAACAACAGGTGGCTATCTAAAAGTTTTGGATAATTCCGAATGTGCGGTTATTTGGTGGCGTTCCTTGAATGCCCGTCAGAAAAATATCATTACAGCAATTCCTAATTTTGATAAGGCTATTTTCAAAGAGATCACCGGGATTGATGTAGATGCAGATTAAGAGGGAAGAAACATGTATAAATGCGAACGTTGCGACTGGACAGGCTCGTCCTCGGAACTCGGACATTACACCGAGTATCGAGGAGAATGTCATGGCGCACCTGCGTGGGAAACATTACCGTGTTGTCCGGAGTGCGGATATGATGTTGAGGACATCGAAGAAGAGTAAAAAAAGAGCTCCCCGAAGGGAGCAAAGCAAATTTAACACAAGACCAGTATAACACTGGCAGGAGAAAAAGTCAATATGAGTATCAAAGAAAAACTTACAGCTGAGCTGACAGACGCAAAGCTCGGCAAATACGAAAACGTTGTTAAGCCCTATGTGCTTGACGAGATCTGCATTTTTGCAAAGCAGAACAGCGAATTTGCACAGGCTATAGAGCAGTCGGACAAGTCTTTTGACGACTGCCTCAAGGCAAGCGTTGCAGGAGTTAAGGAACATATATCCGATCTCGATTGTTACAAGCGTGCAGTAGCATTTTACTTTCCCGGTGCGGATATAAAATGCACTATGACGCTTGATCTCGGTGATAACGGATTCAGCAACGAAACGTCCACAGAAGCAGACAGCGGCAAGCTACAGCTTGACCTTGACAGCCTGCTCGACTTCTGAGGTGCGGCAGTATGACAAGAAAAAAAGCCGAAAGCTATACAGACAATTTTCCGCCGCTTACAGCGGAGCTTGAACGTGAAATTAGAAAGACGTTGCCGATTAAGTATCTTATTATAGATAATGGCGGCACAGCATATTGCACGGCATGCGAAGAAAAGCTGTATCCCGGTGAGTATGACAGCTCGATCAAACACAGACAGACTACCGTATGCTCGCGCTGCGGCGAAACTGTCACTGCGATATACAATCATCACAACTTTCACGGCTCGGTTGTTGAGTGCAAATCAAATGTCGGAGTGTTTTTGTCAGACGGCAAAACTGATAATCTGTACATACGGTTTTATACGGTTACGCTGTTTTTTAATGCTCGTGAAATTATGCCGCATATTGCAATCAATGAGGTTCAGCGGTATTTGTTCACGGCAAATCAAGCGTTCCGTTATGGCCCTAAATACGCATGGGAGAGTAAAAACAGTTACTACACAAAGGTAGTGACAGGCTGGGGGCTACGAGCAAAATTTAGCGAGCCTGTATTTCAAAATTATTGGGATTATTATACCTTAGTTAATTTTCCCGCATTAAAAGGAACAGCTTGTGCTCATTCGGCAATAAGCGAGAACTTCGGAAGCATATCATATCTGCGGTTCTGGCAGTCGCACAAAAATGTTGAGGCGCTCGTTAAGTGTGGCTTATATAACAGCGTAAAGTGCAACAAAGACATGATCAACTGGGCTGAAACCGAACCGCACAAAATGCTCGGTGTAACAAAAGATGTTATGCGGGCAATCCGCAAAGGACAAATCGGGTACAGAGATTATTTTGAAGCGAGAGAGGCATTTCCTAAGATTATCGACCTTAAATGTCTTATTGATACATTCAATTTTGTTCACTATTCTTTTGGCACACTTGACGAACTTGAAAAAAGACTCGTTTTGTTACCTGCCGACAGATACGAAATTATGAAGTATCTTGTAAAGCAGAAAACCCCGATTTATGACTATATGGATTATGTCCGTATAATGCAGAGCTTCGAAGCCGATTTCAGCGACAGACAGATATGCTTTCCGAAAAATCTTAAAGCGGCTCACGAGCGTGCAGAAGCTATGCGGCAGGCACGGGAACGTGAAGAAAAAGCGAAGAAAAACGCTAAACTGGCTGAACAGCTGAACACTTTGAAATTAAAGCGAAAGATACTTGAATTTTCGATTGGTGATTACTTTATCCGTCAGCCCGTCAGCACAGACGAAATAGTTGCCGAAGGTCAGAAGCTAAGCCACTGTGTCGGCGGATATGCCGAAAGGCACGCAACCGGCAAGCTGACGATTATGTTTCTTCGCCGAAAATCTGCACCTAACGAGCCGTATTACACGATAGAGGTATCAAACGACTATAAAATAGTTCAGTGCAGAGGTTATAAAAACAACTGGGTTGAAAATGGCGGACAGGAAAAACCACAAGAAATAATCAATGTCGAAAAGATGTATCAGCAGTACCTTGACGGTATTGCGGCGAAAAAATCAAAAACAAAATCAAGGAGGAAAACAGCATGAACAACTTGCCAACACGCTGTATAGATCCTGTAATGAGATATTGTCAAGATTGCCGTTACGGTCTCTGTATTTATCCCGAATGGGTAGAAACTAGTGAAGATCTATCAGGCTGTTGCTTCGATACAGTGTGCATACTCGGATATGATAAAGGAAGACCTGAAGATGAACCAACCGAAGATGAATTAAAAGAGTTCGCAAAATGGCGTGAAAGGACAAGACAAAATGAATGAATTATCAGTGAATTACACAAAAGCACAGGAGCTTGATCGCAGAATAAAGACCTCAGCACAGCTAACACAGCAGAGCTTGTATGAGATGTGCAAGGGCTTTAAAGAAATGAGGGACAGCAAGCTTTATAAGGAACTGGGGTATAACACATTCGAGGATTACTGCGAAAAGGAAACAGGAATCAAACGCAGACAGGTTTATCGTTATATAGAAGTAATAGAGAAATTGCCGTCTGATTTTGTGTCCCCGGGGACACAAATCGGAGTGAAAAAGCTCTATCTTTTATCTTCCCTTTCTGAAGAAGAACGTACAGAAATAACCGAGACCACCGACCTTGAAAGCACCTCAGTCCGTGAGCTTGAACAGCAGATACGGCAGATAAGAGCGGAAAAGGATAAGGCGGTAGCCGATAAGTCGGCCGCAGAAGCTGAAGCATCCGCCGCCGCTCAGCAGGCGAAATCACTTGAAAAAGCCAAGAACGCATTGTCACAGCAGATAGCAGCACTCGAAGCAGAAATAAAAGAACTTGAAAACCGTCCCATAGAGGTTACGGCTGAGCCGGCTAAGGACGGCGTTATGGACAAGACAGCGTTTGATAATATCTGCAAGACTTATGAACAGCAGCTTGACAAGGTGCAGGAGGACGCATTACAGGACACTATCCGCTTAAACCGTGAGCATACGGAGCAGATGAACAGCCTTAAAGCCGAGAACGAAAAGAAACTTGAAGAACTCCGCAGTCAGCTTGAAGCCGCTAAGCGTGAGCAGTCAGAACTTACGGTGAGCGTACCCGACAGCAAGGAAACATTTAAAGCGTACCTTGCAACAGCTATTGATGCGGCGAAGCGGTTATGCGAGTTCATCGGCAATAATTCCGCAGACAGTAATCACGATCTGTTTGTCAGCAAAGCAAAGCAGTTTTTCGAAAAAATGACGGAGGAAATCGTATGAGCAGTACATTATATGATATAACCGGCAGATTCGCCGAGCTTTTCGATGCGTTTGACGCTATAAATGACTATGAACCGGACACCAATGCTGACGGTGAGTATATAGACGATGACGGCGAGGTCATTGCTGACCTTGAAGCATACAAGGCCGATATGCTGACGATGTGGTTTGACACTCTCGAAGGCATCGAGGGTGAGTTCGGCGAAAAGGCCGAAAACGTCGCCTGCTTCATAAAATCCCTTGAGCGTGAGGCGGACAGCCACGAGCTTGAAGCTAAGGAACAGACGGCAAGAGCAAAGACAAAGCGCAAAAAGGCGGAGTTTCTGAAAAAGCGTCTGTTACAGGATATGCAGGCAATGAGGCTGAAAAAGGTCGATATGCCGAGAGCAAAAATAACGTTCTCAGAGGGACGTGACAGTGTGGTTATTGACGATGAGCGGCAGTTTATTGACTATGCCGAAACATTCAACAAATCGCTGATAAAGTACAGCAAACCGACCATATGCAAGTCAGAAGTCAAGAAGCTGCTCGACAGCGGAGAAAAGCTCCCTGCCGTACATCTTGAGAAAAAGCCGTATATAACGATAAAGTGAGGTAGCTATGAGCAATATATTTACACCCGTAACAAGAAAGAAATCAAAGGCGAGAATTGCGGTCATGGGACCGTCGGGAAGCGGTAAAACGCTTTCGTCGCTCTATCTCGCAAAGGGCATAACGGGCAACTGGGACAAGGTTGCCCTTATAGATACAGAACACGAGCGTGGCAGATTCTATGCCGATCGTCACGATCTCGGCACGGGAGAATTTCTCTATGCCCCGCTTACACCGCCGTATTCGCCCGAAAAGTACATAGAGTACGTCAGACAGGCGGCTGAGGCGGTCGGGGAGGACGGCGTAATAATAGTGGACAGCTTTTCACACGCATGGGATAACGAGGGCGGAGTGCTTGACATCAAATCACAGATAGCACAGCGTCAGGGAAAGAACGATTATACCGCATGGGACGAGGCAGGAAAGATACAAAACAATCTTGTCAATACCATACTGTCGGTCAACTGCCACACAATCATTACACTGCGTACCAAGATGGGCTATGCTATGGAAATCAACGACAGGGGCAAGACCGTTCCCGTCAAAATAGGACTTGCGCCGGTGCAGCGTGATAACACCGAGTATGAATTTGACATAGCATTTCAGATAAACCGTGAGCATATCGCAAGTCTTTCAAAAGACACAACATTCCTCGATAAGTGGTCGGGTGTTATCACCGAAGATTTAGGCGCTCAGCTCGGTGCATGGCTCAGCGAGGGCGCAGAGCCCGACAGATGTGAAGAATGCGGTGCTGTCATTATGCCGACACCTAAGCATACGGTAGCGGAAATGGTTGAAAGCTCGGTTGCAAAATTCGGCAGAAAGCTGTGCATAGCGTGTGCAAAGAAGGAGGTCGAAAAGCAGAATGCCGCTAAGACCGTATCAGAGTGAGCTTGTCGAGCAGACAAGGCAGGCGTGGCGTGAGGGTTATTACGCTCCCTGCATTGTTCTCGGGTGCGGCGGCGGTAAGTCGGTGATAGTAGCGGAGATAGCACGGCGGACTACATTCAACGGGAAAAAGGTAATGTTTCTTGTACACAGGCAGGAGCTTGTTCAGCAGATAATAAGGACGTTCATACGCTGGGGCGTTGATATGAACTACTGTGACGTGATGATGGTGCAGACCGCAGCACGGCGGATAAAAAAACTGTCAAAGCCTGCGCTTATCATTACAGACGAAAATCACCACAGCCTTGCGCTGTCGTACAAGAAAATCTATGACGCTTTCCCCGATGTGCTTCGTGTGGGGGTAACAGCAACGCCTGTCCGCCTGAACGGTGACGGTCTGGGTGATGTCAACGACAAGCTGATAATCGGGCCGTCTACCAAATGGCTTATTGATCACAACTGTCTTGCACCGTATGACTACTATGCACCGTCCGTAGCCGACTTATCGGGGCTTCATATCAAAATGGGCGAGTTTGTTACGGCAGACGTTGAAAAGGCAATGATCAAAAAGGCTGTATTTGGTGATGTTATCGGATACTACAGACAGCTTGCAGACGGTAAGAAAGCCGTCTGCTACTGCTCAAGCGTTAAGCACTCGCTCGCTACCGCCGAAGCGTTCCGAGAAGCAGGCATAAACGCCGTACACATTGACGGTACAACTCCCGATGCAGAGCGTAATCGTATTATTTCGGATTTCAGAGCAGGACGGATAACGATACTTTGCAATGTCGATTTAATATCGGAGGGCTTTGACGTTCCCGACTGCGAATGTGCGATATTGCTCCGTCCCACTCAATCTCTTACGCTGTACATTCAGCAGTCAATGAGATGTATGCGCTATCGACCGGGCAAGCGTGCGATAATTCTTGATCATGTCGGCAATTACGCACGCTTCGGAATGCCCGATGATGACCGCCTGTGGTCGCTTGAAAAGCGCAAGCGCAACATAAAGAAAGAAGCTGCGGAGAATGCCGAAAAGGTGAAACAGTGTCCCGAATGTTACTATACATTCGGAGCGCCGCCACCCGGTCAGCCCTGTATCTGCCCTCACTGCGGATATGTTTTCCCGGTAAAGAGCCGTGAGATAGAAACAAGCGAAAGCACCGAGCTTATTCATATCGAGGGCTTCAGGCTGGATTTCAGCAGTCCCGATGATTGTTCGTCCTATTCCGATCTGCTTGCATACGCAAAGAAGAAAGGGTATCAGAGGGGCTGGGCGTTTTACGAAGCAAGAAAGAGAGGTTTTATCTATTGACAGAAGAACACAGTATCCAGAATGCTGTCAGACGTGCGCTGTCCGAGAACGGCTGTGTGATATTCCGCATTAACGTCGGCAAGGGCAGAACATTTGACGGCAGATATTTCGACACGGGCGTACCGGTCGGATTTTCAGACCTGTTCGGCGTAAGGCAGTCGGACGGAAAGGCAATATTCATAGAGGTAAAGACAAAAACGGGACGTATTCGCCCCGAACAGAAGAATTTTATTGAAAAAATGCGTCGTTCGGGTGCTGTTGCAGGTATATGCAGAAGCACAGAAGACGCAATAAGACTTATAACGGAGGATAAATAATATGGCATTTTCACAGAACAATTCAGCGGCTACGAGTGCGCTTAAGCCCGAAGGCAGATATGAAACGATAATCACAAGCGTAGACGAGAAAACATATAAGAGCGGCAGTACATCGCTGAGCTTCAGACTGACGATAAGGAATGATATTCCGGAGCAGAAATACGGCAACGCCTGCCTGTTTTATCAGATATGGAAGGCTAAAGAACCTACAAAGGAAGACCTTGCGGTAAACGGTTATACGTTCGGCAGACTTATGGCAGTAGGCAAGGCCGCAAAGCTCACTGACGGCAAGGAATACAAGGATCTTGCGGAATACTGCGACGATCTTGTCGGCAAGTGTGTGATAGCTGTAGTAAAGCACGAAACGGACGATAAGGGCACCACAAGAGAAAAGGTAAGCTATCTTGAACCGACACAGCACCCCGACTGCAAGCATAAGTTCAAGACCGCCGTGACCGCCGATACCGTATCAGCGCCGAAAAACGAGAGCTTTGCGGCAACCACAACAACGGAAGCAGTTACGGAAGATGACGGTGACTATCCGTTCTGATGGGGGAAATAATGTACGAATATATTCCCGATGAGCTTAAAAAGCTCTCAAACTGGGTGTGCTGGCAGGCTGTACCCGATGAGGCAGGCGGTAAGATAAAAAAACTTCCGATCAATCCTCATACGGGCGAACTTGCTCGCTCCAATGATCCATCCACATGGTCGGATTTCAATACGGCTGTAGCGGCTTCGGCAGGTTTCGCAGGCGTCGGATTCATGTTCGGAAACTGCGAGTATTTCGGTGTTGACATTGACGGAGTGGGTGACGAGATAGCCGCATTCAAAACCGGCGAAAACAACATTATCACCGAATTTATAACAACTCTCCAGTCATATACCGAGCTGTCGCAGTCTGGCAAAGGCATTCACATAATCTGCAAAGGAAACCTGCCGAAGCAGGGGCGCAGACGAGGCAATGTCGAAATGTACGAAACAGGCAGATTTTTCGTTATGACGGGCAAACCGTGCGCCGAATATATGGATATAAACGAATGCACAGAGGCTATTAAGGCGTTGCACGAAAAGTACATAGGCGGAGGGCGTGAGCCTTCCGCTGTGCCCCGTGCTTATGCGCCGGCACTTCCGGCAACCGCAAATGATATTATAACTCTCGCCGGAAAAGCAAAGAACGCACCACGCTTCAATGCACTTATGCAGGGCGATTATTCAGGATATGTGTCACAGTCTGAGGCTGATATGGCGCTTTGTAATATGCTTGCGTTCTGGTGCAGGTGTGATGCGGATATGATGGACTGTATATACAGACAGTCGGGGCTTATGCGTGAGAAATGGGACAGACGGCAGTCGGGCAGTACATACGGTGCAATAACGATACAAAAAGCCATAGCCGACTGTGAGAAGGTATACGAACCGGCACAGAAATCACCGCAGTTTACGGCAAGGTTCACAGGTGAAAGCTCTGTTGTACACGCAAAACTCGATACAGCACAGGACGAGCCTGTAAAGCTGTACACATTTGACGATACAGGGAACGCAGAACGGCTTATAGACTTATTCGGCAGGGAGATCCGCTACAGTTATACAGACAAGCGCTGGCTGTATTATGACGGTAGGAAGTGGTGCTACGACAACAGCGGAACAATAGAGCGCATAGCCGATAAGGCTGTACTTGCGATGAAGGCAGAGGCTAAGGCATACGAGCAGATGGACGTTGAGGACGGCGGAGATATGGCAAAGAACTTTGAAAAACACCTGAAATCAAGCCGAAGCAACAAATCGAAATCTGCAATGCTGAAGGAAGCACAGCATCACGTTCCGATAGTGCCGGCACAGATGGATAAGTACAAGATGGTGCTTAATACTCCGAGCGGTGTTCTTGACCTGAAAAGCGGTACGCTGAGTGAGCATAAGCCGGAAGCATACTTCACCCGTATCACGTCGGCTGAGTACACAAGCAATGCCGACTGTCCGCAGTGGCTGAAATTTCTTGACGAGATATTCGGCGGCGACAAGGACCTTATACGATATGTTCAGAAGGCGGTCGGCTATTCGCTGACAGGCTCAACGGCGGAGCAATGCGTATTCTTCCTGTTTGGCACGGGCAGAAACGGAAAATCAACGTTTCTTGATATTATCCGTGCAATTATGGGCGACTACGCAAGCAATATCCAGCCGGAAACAATAATGGTACGCAGTAATCAGAGCAGTGCCATAAACAGCGATATAGCACGTCTTAAAGGCGCAAGGTTTGTTACGTCTGTAGAACCTAACGAGGGCGTGCGTATCAACGAGGGTCTGCTGAAGCAGCTTACAGGCGATGATATAGTTACTGCCCGCAAGCTGTACGGCGATGAGTTCGAGTTCAAGCCCGAATTTAAATTATGGATGGCGACAAACCACAAGCCGATAATCAGAGGCACAGACACAGGTATCTGGCGCAGAGTGCATATGATACCGTTCACTGTACAGATACCCGAAGAAAAGAAAGACCCACGTCTTAAATATAAGCTGTGCCGTGAGCTGCCCGCTATCTTCCGCTGGGCAGTAGAGGGGTGCGTACTGTATCAGGCTGAGGGACTGCATATGCCGAAGGCGGTAGTCGCTATGGTCAAGGAGTACCGCAGAGAGATGGATGTTATCTCCGCTTTTGTCGAAGACAGGTGCACAGAGGGCAAGGACTGCTATGCGCAGGCTAACGTGCTTTATGCGGCGTATGCGCAGTGGTGCGATGACAATAACGAGTATAAGATGTCAAATACGAAGTTTGGTGTTGAATTGTCGAAAAAGTATCCTAAGGTGCGAGCAAAAAACGGTAATTGTTACATCGGAATAGCTATAAGCTGAAAGGAGGGTGAAGGGTGGTGAAGGGTTTAAGGGTTTTTCTAACCTTTCATACGGAAAATGAAAAAAATAAATATATATAAAAGGTGTTGGAAAACGGGCAAAACCCTTCACCACCTTACACCGAATGATTATGAAGAAGATAAATTTCAATGATCCGGCAACATTTGAAAAGCTGGAGCATATGGCATACGAAAACACGCTTGATTATACCGACTTTCCGCCTGCCGAGTATAAATACTTCGATAAGCTGTCACAGCTCGGCAGTATCTACCGCAGTGGTCAGCTTCCGAAGGGACTTTGCAAAGAGCGTAAGGACGCATATCTTTGTGATTATCGCAAGGACGCAGACAAAACACGGAAAAATCACGAGGCAGAGGTCGGATACCAGGAGAATATACGAAGGTCGGACGAGCTGAGATGTGAGATCAACAGCACAAGAAATCACGATGTCAAGCTGATGCTTGCACTGAGGTGTATCGAGCTGATGACCGGCGAGGAAGGATTTGAAAGGAGAAATTTAAATGAGTAGTTTTTACGAGTGCGAAATGAGACCCGGTTGCGTTGCCAGCCACAATAGGTATGGCAGTGTTACGCTTGTCACAGCTCTTGTGACGGAAGATTATCCTCAGCTGTGGGCTGTAGAGGCAAGAGATGGTGAGTTAAAAATTGTGCGTGAGGATGATTCGTACGATTTCGGATACTATGGGGAGTGATAGAATGACAAAGCAGAAACTTAAAGATTACCGTTACACCTGCAAGTGTATCAAGCAGCTTGAATCAGAGTTGAACGATGCGGCAGTAACCGACAGCACGCAGGGTTCGCAGAGCGAGTACCCCTATGTCAAACATAGCGTCACGATTTCCGGCGTTCCGGATAACGATACACACCTTGCCAAGAAAAGAAGACTGTCCGAACTTAAAGCACAGAAAGCAGAAGTAGAACGCTTCATCGGCAATATTGCGGACAATCAGACAAGGGATATGTTCTACTACAGGTACATACAAGGCTATACAATGGTGAGAACTGCGGTAGAAATCGGCGGAGATAACACACCCGACAGTGTGAGAATGCGAATAAATCGGTATTTGCGTTAATGTTGTTCGTTTTGTTCGTTTTAAGGGTGCTATAATTTAAAATGACAAAATATAAATAAATTGTTAACCTATAACCGCTCCCTAACCGGAGCGGCTATTTTTTATACCCAAAAGAAAGGACGGTGTACCGCCAATGACCGAAAGACAGAAGAAATTCGCCGAATACTACGCTCAGTGCGGTAACGCCGCCCAGAGTGCGATACAGGCAGGATACAGCGAGAAATACGCAGGTCAGAACGCTGACAAATTACTAAAAAATACTAACATAGCAGACTATATCCGTGAATTAACCGAAGCCGCCCAGACTGCCCGAATAATGACGGCAAGGGAACGGCAGGCGATACTTTCCGATATGGCTAAGGATAAACAGAACGAGCTGCCGGACCGTATCAGAGCTATTGACACGCTGAATAAGATGACGGGGGAGTACACGCAGAAGGTCAGCATTGACGGGGATGTGGGAGTGAAGATAGTTGACGACTGTTAAACTCAGCGACGTTATAGCGCCCTCGTTCTACGATCTGCACAAGGATATAAAGGCAGACAGGCACACGCATTACTGGCTCAAAGGCGGCAGAGGCTCGACAAAATCATCTTTTGCATCAACGGAAATTCCGCTCGGTATGATGAAAGACCCTATGGCGAATGCGGTCGTTATCCGAAAAGTAGGTTTATATCTGAAAGACAGCGTTTACGAACAGCTATTGTGGGCGATAGAAAGGCTCGGCGTGTCGCACTTATGGCAGTGCAGGCAGTCACCGCTTGAGCTTGTCTACACGCCGACAGGTCAGCGTATTTTATTTCGTGGCGCAGACAAGCCGAAAAAGCTGAAATCTACCAAAGTCAGAAAGGGCTATATCCGCTATGTGTGGTATGAGGAGGCGGACGAGTTCGGCGGTATGGAAGAGATACGCACCATCAATCAATCCCTGCTCAGAGGCGGTGCGACATACACCGTTTTTTACACGTTCAATCCGCCAAAAAGCCAAAGAAACTGGATAAACAGCGAGGTGCTTGTTCCCCGCTCGGACAAGATAGTGCATCACAGCGACTATCGTTCTGTACCTCCCGAATGGCTGGGCGAGCAGTTCTTGATTGAAGCCCGGCATCTTGAGCAGACAAAGCCGGAGCAGTACAGGCATGAATATCTCGGAGAGGTGACCGGCACGGGTGCGGAGGTATTTACGAACATTACTATCCGTCCTATCACGGACGAGGAAATAAAGTCATTCGATCATATCAAGCGTGGTATAGACTGGGGTTACGGCGCAGACCCGTTTGTATATATAACAGCTCATTTCGACAGCAAGCGAAACAGGCTGTTTATTTTTTACGAATTTTTCAGGTGCGCCGCAAAGTATGACGTTATTGCAAATGCAATCCGCAAGGAAAACACTCAAAACGGCACAATAATCGCCGAGTCTGCCGAGCCACGCTCAAACGATGAGCTGAGGGACAGAGGTCTTCGCATACGAACAGCTATCAAAGGTCCGGGAAGCGTCGAGCACGGTATAACGTGGCTGCAAAACCTCGAGGAGATCGTTATTGACAGTACACGTTGCCCGAATGCCGCCCGTGAGTTCAACGAATATGAGCTTGATCGCGACAGCAGGGGCGAGCTGAAAGCGGACTTCCCCGACAAGAACAATCACACTATAGACGCTATCCGTTATGCCCTCGAAGACTATATCGGCAAAAAGATAGTGAAATCAACGCTCAGCAAGCGGAAATTAGGCATTTATTAAGGAGATTTTATGATAACATCACCGATTTTTACAACAGATAAAACGGCGGAGATGATAACGCCGAAAGTAGCACGGGATTACATAGAAAAGCACGATAAGTACGAAATGCCACGTCTTGCTATGCTGGATAATTACTACTGCGGCAGACAGCACATCTGCGACAGACGCAAAAGTGACGATATGCTGAGCAACAACCGTGTTATGATAAATCACGCCGCATATATCGCAAAGTTCACATCTTCGTATCTGATAGCTACTCCTGTTTCTTACAGCGGTAAAGACGATACGGATATTACGGCAATAACCGATTGCCTTTCTTATGCCGACAGCAGTACGCAGGACGCAGACCTGGCACTCGATGCCGCAATATTCGGCAGAGCATACGAACTTATCTATATGGACGCTGACAGCCGCCCAAAGCTCGCCCGTATCACTCCGCTGTCCGCATTTGTCGTTTATGATGATACTGTGGAACAAAATCCCGTATTTGCCGTGTATTATTATCCCGTTTTTGAGCCGGGCAACAGCACGCCTGAGTGCTTCAAGTGTCAGCTTATGAACGATACGATAACGCAGGACTTTGAGCTTACAAGCAACTTCGGACTTAAATCGGAGGGCGAGGCGGTACCGCACTATTTCGGCAAAGTACCGCTGAATGAGATCTATAATGACGGTCAGCGACAGGGCGATTTCGAGCAGGTCATAAGCCTTATTGACGCATATAATACGTTGCAGTCAGACAGGGTCAATGATAAGGAGCAGTTCGTTGACAGTCTGATGTACATCAAAGGTCAGATACTCGGCGAAACAGATGATGAAAAGGCTGAAACCTACAGCGATATTCAGCGCAACAGGGTCGTTGAGCTGTCGCAGGACGGCGAAATAGGCTTTCTGACACGGCAGTTTGATGAAGCCAGTGTAGAAGTACTGAGAAAGAGTATAGTTACCGATATTCACAAGATTTCGGGTGTGCCTGATATGTCCGATGAGAGCTTTGCCGGAAATGCTTCGGGAGTGGCCATGAAATATAAGCTGTTGAACCTTGAGCAAATAACCAAAACAAAGGAACGTTATTTTACAGAGGGTTTGCGATACCGCCTTGAGTGCCTTTCCAACATAATCGGCATAAAGGGCGGTCATATCGATCCGAAGCTGATAGACATAACCTTTACACGCTCACTTCCTCAAAATGAGCTTGAATTATCCCAGGTGGTGGCAACGCTTGACGGTAAAGTGCCGCAGGAAACTTTACTGTCGCTCCTGCCGTTTGTTAAAGATCCTCAGAGTGCCGCAGAAGAACTCCGACAGCAGAAGCAGGACGCTATAGCGGCACAGCAGCAGATGTTTATGAACACACCGCTTGCAAGGGGTGAAAGCAATGACGAATCCGAGTAAGAAATACTGGGAGGACAGAGCCGCAGGACGAATGGTAAGCTACACGGCAAAAGCGGAAAGCACCGCTGATACGCTCGGTAAGGCTTATTACGCAACAGCACGGTATCTGCAAGTGGAAGCGAATGACGTTTTTAACGCCTTTACAGATAAGTTTGAATTGAGTATTGCCGAAGCCGAAACAATGCTCAAAAATGCACCGAATAAGTCTATGTTTGAACAGATGAAGACCGCTCTTGCTACCTGCACCGATGAGCAGAAGAAACAACAGCTTGAAACATTGTTATCATCGCCTGCATACGCCCACAGAATAGGGCGGTTGAATGATCTTGACAGCAAGATAAGTGATATGTGTTCACGTCTTGCAAACGTCGAAATAGGCGTTGATACAGAGCATCTGGGCGATATAATTCAGAATGCGTATATGCAGACGGTTTTCGATGTGACGAAGGGTGCGGATTACCGTGCGGCTTTTGATTTAATTCCCGAAAGCCGTGTTAAAGCTATTCTGTCTACTAACTGGAGCGGCCAGATGTTCTCCGAGCGTGTCTGGGATAACACAAACGCACTTGCAGACGGGCTGAAGCACGATATGCTTGTGGGCATTATGGCAGGAAAGTCCGAGCAGCATATGGCGGACGATATAATGAACCGCTGCGGTGTCGGCGCTTTCGAGGCACGCAGGCTTGTCCGGACGGAAACTACCTGCGTTGCGAATATGGCGGAGCTGTACGGCTACAAGGAGCTTGACATTGACGAATACGAGTTTACCGCCTGCCTTGACAGCCGTACAAGCGATCTATGCCGTGAGCTTGACGGTAAGGTGTTCAAGCGTAACAGCGCACAGACAGGTGTAAATCTTCCGCCTATGCACCCGTTCTGCCGTTCTACAACGCTCCCTGTTCTGCCGAGCGAGGAGGATCTTGATAAAGAGCTTGCCGAACTGGGCGATGAGATAGGCGCAGATGTTGACTTTGACGAGTGGGAGCGGAACTTACAGCAGGGCGAGGACGGCAAGTGGCGGTACGTTGCAGGAAGTGTGGGTAAAGCAACTCAAACTGTTGTAACGCCTGCGAAAGAAACGGTATCCGGTTTTACACCGGCAAAGAGTATTGAAGAAGCACAGGCTTATGCTCAGCAGTTTATAGAGGCACAGTTCAGAGATAAAACTTTTAAGGGCAAGGCTGATTTCAAGGGAGTTTCTCTTGAAAATGCAAATGAAATAAATCGTGCGCTTGAAGAATTGTTTGATAAGTATGACATCCCGAAAATAAGCGGTGTCAAGGCTATTGATCCTCTGTCCGCAAAGGGCAAAAAGATATTCTCCGGTGCTGATGCGGTTATGGCTTATTCTCCGGTGGAGCAGGGCATTTATATCAATAAAAATGTGCTGAAGAACGCAGAAACGCTTGCGGCATATAATAAACAGGCTAAAGACGCATGGGATACTGTAATGAGCGGCATTGATACTCTTAACGGCGCAGAAAAAGAGCTTGCGCTACGCTATAAGCAGGCAGGACGGTCAATAGTTGGCGATGGCTCGGTGCATGATTATTTTCTTCATGAAATGGGACATCACGTTCAATGGCAGGCATTTGATGCAAAAACAAATAATCTTATCGGTTCGCAGATGAGCAAGTATGCAGGCAATCTTTCAGGCTATGCCACAGCCAGTAAATCTGAATACTTTGCCGAGAGCTTTGTTGCTTTGCAAAAGGGAGAAATAAGTAAGCTTGATCCTGAATATGTGGCTTTTATGAAAGGCAGGGCTATTGACAAAGTAGGGGAAAGTGGTATAATAAACACAGGAGCTGTCAGTGGTGCACTTAATCCGATGAGTAAACAAGCAGAACAGCATGCAGTTCGCTATTATGAATCGGTACGGCATATGAAAACTGACACCTTAAAAATATCAGAAGCGACAAGAATTTCAAAGGATAAATTGGATAAAATTAAAGAGCATGTGTTTATAAAAGAGCATGAACTTATAGACGGCAAGCGTCGCTTTGATCCTGATTACGAAATGGCACAGTCATGGCAAAGACTGTTGAGTGGAGACTATAAAGAGCAGGATATAGTATTATTGAAGCATGAATACGCAGAGCTTCGCTACATGGAAAAAGGACTTTCTCAGAGTGAGGCACATATTAAGGCTTCAAGAAAATATAATTTTGCAAAGTATTGTGAATAAGGGAGTGAGATTAGTGGTACATCTTTTAAATATTATTCAAAGCGGTAATGAGATTTCCTGCGATTATGATCCAGAAAGCAGTGGCAAAAAAGGGCATGTCGTTGTAGATGTCAATTCATATGAAATAACTGAAATTGATTTTTCTAATTACGAATATGGTAAAAAGATGTATGCCTCCCGTGTTCGAGCAAAACTCGAAGAATTGCTAAACGCATCTGATGATATACCTAAGGAAGCCGTTTCAATATGGTACTAACCGCCCACATCAGTGAGCGGTTTTCTTATACCCGTGTGCAATTGATTGCACAAAACTTAATAATTTTACCGCTCCACGAGGGCGGTATTTTTATACCCAAAAACAATTTATTCCGAACGTTGTGGGCAATGAACACGGTGGGCGGAGAAAGGACAGAAACATGAACAACAGAAGAATTTTCATCGGCTTACAGCACTTTGCAGAGGGCGAGGGGGACGGCGGCGCAAGCGCAAACGTTCCCGGCAATCAGACTGCCGATAACGACGGTGACGCTCAAGATAACGCATCGCAGAAGCCCACCTTTGACGATATGTTAAAGGACAAGGATATGCAGTCTGAGTTTGACAAGCGTGTAAGCAAGGCACTGGAGACAGCAAAAACAAAGTGGCAGAAGGACGCAGACGAGAAACTCTCGGAGGCAAAGAAGCTCGAAAAAATGAACGCAGAGCAGAAAGCCGAGTACCAGCGTAAGCAGACTGAGGAAAAGCTTGCAAAGCGTGAGGCGGAGGTTACAAGGCGTGAGCTTATGGCGGAAGCTAAGGTACAGCTTGCGGATAAGGGACTTCCCGTAGGGCTTGCCACTGTGCTTGACTATACCGGTGCGGATGAATGCAAGACAAGCATTGAAACGGTCAGCAAGGCATTTGCCGAAGCCGTTGAATGTGCGGTCAACGAAAGAATGAAGGGCAATCCGCCGAAAGCAGGAAGCCCGACAGGCAAGAAGGACCCGTTCCTTGAGGGACTGGGCGTATAAGAAAGGAAAAGATATATGGTAAATTACGCAACCAAGTATTCAAACACTGTTGATGAAATTATCAAGGCAGGCGCACTCTCAGACAGTGCGGTAAATAACGACTATGAGTTCACCGGTGCTCAGACCGTAAAGGTCTACTCTATGGGCACGGCAAAGATGAACGACTACAGGACAAGCGGTGCAAACCGTTACGGCACACCCGAAGAACTTCAGGACGAAACGCAGGAGATGGTAATGTCACGCAAGAGATCATTCTCTTACACGATTGACAAGACAAATGCCGTTGATTCTCCCGAAGGTGTAAAGGACGCGGGCAAATCACTCAGAAGACAGCTCGACACTGTGGTTATCCCCGAAATTGATACTTACAGATTTGCCGCTATCGCAAAGGGGGCAGGCTTCAGAACATTCACGGCGCTGTCAAAGTCCAACGCATACGAAACATTCCTCACTGCAAATGGTATGATTGACGATGCGGAAATGCCCACAGTCGGCAGAGTGACATTTGTTACTCCCGACTTCTATAACAAGCTGAAGCTTGACGATAATTTCACTAAGGCAAGCGATATGGCACAGGAGAAGATAATTTTCAATGGTCAGATAGGACAGATTGACGAAGTGCCTGTTGTCAAGGTGCCCTCTGTCAGAATGCCCGCAGGTGCTGATTTCATTATCACCAACCCTATGGCAACAACAGGGCCTGAAAAGATAAACGACTACCGTATTCACGAAGATCCTCCCGGACTTGCAGGACATCTTGTTGAAGGTCTGTTCTACTATGACGCTTTTGTGCTGAATAACAAGAAGAATATGATAGCCGTAAATTACGGTCATCTCGGCTCTCTCACAGCGTCTATGACGGCAGGAGAAAGCGGAAAGGGCGTTGTTACCGTAACAGGCAACACAAACGGCGGTAAGCTCGTTTATAAGACGGCATCCTCTGTCACTGCGGCGACACTCGGCTCTGATGTATCAACATGGACGGAGCTTTCCTCAGACGGTATCGTATCTGCGACAGCTTCACACAAGATAGCGGTCGCAGTATCCGTTGACGGTAAGGCTGTAGCGGCATCCGAAGCAATCACGGTAGCCGTAGGTTAAGGAGAAACGCAATGACAGCACTGGAAACGCTTAAAATCCGTCTTGGTATTTCCGATGAAAAGCAGGACGGACTGCTTGCCGTGCTTCTTGACAGTGCAGAGGACACTATCCTTGACGTTATCGGCAGAGATGAACTTCCTGCAAGGCTTGTTAGTGTGCAGACAGAACTTGCGGTTATAGCCTATAACAGACAGGGAGTAGAGGGAGAAACCGCTCGCAGCGAGGGCGGTATTTCCCGTTCCTTTGTATCCGATCTGCCGCCCGATATGCAGAAAAGATTGCAGAACTATCCCCGAAAGGTCGGTGTTATCCGTGCGAATGATGACGGTTGATACAAGAACATTTGCGGTGTATCGCAAGGTATCAAAGAAAAGCGACTATGTGGGAATTGTATCGGAGCTTAAACAGGTAGCGACAATATCCGCTGTTGTAAAGCCGGTAACCGACAGCGTTTCTGTCGAACTGTACGGCGAGAGAATACACGGTATGTTGACGATAGCAACAACGGATAAATACACGCTTAAAGTCAGAGATATAGTAAGGTGTGACGGAGCAGATTATAAGATACTCTCTGTCGCACATTACACTATGCACGACAGTGCAACGGCAGAAAGGACATAAGCATGGAAATGTCAATCGAAGGACTTGAAGGGCTTATGGCAAAGCTCAGACGGCTCGGCGGAAGCGTAGATGCGGCAATAGACAAGGGCATAGGTAAAGGCGTTCAGAAGATAAAGAGTGACGCAAAGGTAAACTGCCCGTATGATACAGGAAGGCTGAAAGGCAGTATCTCTACAGAACACCTTGAGCCTAAGGTCTGGGCGGTCGGTACAAACGTTGAATATGCCATGTTTGTAGAGTTCGGCACAGGTCAGCTCGGCGCACCGGGTGTACCTCACACGATGCAACCGTGGAGATACAAGGACGCTAAAGGCAACTGGCATATAACGAACGGCGCACCGCCGAAACCGTATCTTTATCCTGCGTTGCTTGGCAACAGGGAGTATGTTTTCAAGTCCTGCAAGGTTGAGCTTGCAAGAGCAATAAGGAGCGCAATGGCATGATAGATATTATACCCACAATTGCTGATATGCTTGTCGATATAGGCACGGTGGAATTGCAGTTCCCCGACACCACAGCCGATTTTCCTGTCATTACGTTAAGTGAGATAGCAAATCAGAGCGATACCGTACTTCACGGTGCGGAGCGGCTGTCGGTTATCACGGTACAGATTGATGTATGGGATAAGGCAGACACGCCTGCTGTCGTAGCCGATATGTCGGCACGGATAAGCGTTGTAATGGTATCGAAAGGCTTTCGCCGTATATTCGGACAGATGATGCCCGACGGCGAATTACAGCGTAAATGTATGCGGTTTTCCGCAAAAATAGATGAGTTAAATCACAGGGTTTATAACCCTTGATAAGAAAGGAAAATTATTATGGAACTTTTATCAAAAGGCACAAAATTACAGTATGCCGACACAAAGGCAGGCACATATAAGACGCTTTACGGCTTACAGTCAACTCCCGATATGGGCGGCGATCCCGAAAAGGTCGATGTAACGAACCTTGCGGACGGTGCGAAGCGTTACATACCCGGTGTCAAGGACTACGGCGATCTGGACTTCACGTTCTTTTATAACGATGAAGATGAAAATCCTGCCGTGTCGGAAGCGGACGTAGCGGCGGCGTATTCCACGCTGAGAGCGTTACAGACATCGAACGCAACAGTGTGGTTCAAGCTGATTTATCCGGATAATACGGGCTATCAGTGGAGCTCAAAGGTATCGGTAAAGCGTTCTGCGGCAGAGGTCAATGCGGCGCTGAAATTCACGCTCAGAAGCACACCTCTTACAGAGCTTGAGGACGTAACTGCTGCGGCATAACTTGACATTTATAACCCTTCGTGGTATGATAAAGAAAAATATAGTATCACGGAGGGAATATTTATGGTATTAGCTGTTGTTTGTTTTATACCCGGAGCAATACTTTTAATCGCTTCTTTTTTCGCTTTTTTCAGCAATCAAGGAACCGTCGGTGCGGTAATGCTCGCTTTGGCACTGCTTTTCCTGCTTTATGGCGTTTACAGGATTAGGAAAGTAAAAAAGTCGGGCGGTAAAAGTACATCTTCATCTAAACGTTTCATTGTAAAATGCTATGGTGTTGCACTGTACGGATTGCCACAGGGGGAGTGCGAATGTTTGCTGTCCTTGTTTGGCGACAGGGTAGTTTTTACGGTAAACAAAAAAGATTCTGTTCTTAAGGCAGAAAAAATAACGTCTGCTTTGTTGAAAACGAACTCCGAACTCAAAGGAGCTTCTGCAGGCTCAACCGTTGCGGGAGCGTTACTGTTCGGCGTTCCGGGTGCAATTATCGCATCACGACCTAAGAATGTGACTGAATATGTTATCATAATAAATTATACAAGCGACGGTGAGCTAAAAACGGTAGCTGTGGCTGTAAATAAAGATAAGAAGTATGAAGCAGACAAGATAGTCAATTATATAAACAAGCATATGTCGGGCGGAAGCGACACAGTGCTGTAATTGCGCTGAAAAATAAAATTTATTAAGCACATCTGAGAGGGTGTGCTTTTCTTATGCTTAAAATTAAACGGAGGATATTAAAATGGAAGAAAACAGATTACCCTATGAAACACTGAAAATCGGTGATACCGAGTACAAGCTCAAAATCTCGGCTTCATCGGCAATCGAGATCGAGAAGAAAACAGGCAAGTCGCTTGTTGCGGGTATGGCGGATTTCGACAAGCTCGAAACAGTAACGCTGTATCTGTGGGGTGCATTAAATCGCTTCCAGGCGAATATTGACGTCAGAAAGGCGCAGGAGATCTATGACGATTACATAGACGCAGGCGGCGACCTTTCGGATATGGCGGAAATACTCTTCAAGACGCTTACGGTGTCGGGTTTTTTCAAGCGTCAGCAGGCAGAAAAACTGCTGGCGCTCGCAGAAAAGGCAGAGAGTGGAGCAGTGCAGGAGAGCTGATAACTAATCTCTACCGCCCGGCACTGTCGGCAGGAATAACACATAAAGATTTCTGGAACTTATCGGTACGGGAAATAACACAGGCGATACAGGCAAAAAATGAATACGACAAGGCACACACCGAGCTTAACGAACGCTTGATGTGTGCCTTTGCTTATAGCATCGGTCAGCTTGTTGCCATCGGTGTCAACGCTCCAAGGCAATATCCGCACAGCATAGAAAAGGCATTTCCTAAGCTGTACGGACGTGATAAGTCGGAGGGAATACCTGTGTCGGACTGGGAGTTATCAAAGCAGAATATGGCTGAATATGCGGCGGCTACGAAAGGCAGGTACAGTAAGTGACAGTAGAAGAACTGAACGTTATAGTCAGTGCAAACAAGGATGATTTTGACCGTAAGATAAGACAGGTCAACGATAATCTTGTGAACGTGAAAAAGCAGAGCGAAGATACTTCTGCCGGCGCTATGGAATCTTTCAAAAGTCTTGCTTCCGGTCTTGCATCTCTTGGGATAGGCAATATGGTCAAGCAAGCTATAAGTCTTGCAGGAGACCTTCAGCAGAACATAGGCGGTTCGGAGTCGGTATTCAAGAATTATGCCGGCACGATTCAGAAAACCGCAGAAACTGCCGCTTCTTCGCTTGGACTTTCACAGAGCAAGTATCTTGCGACCGCCACAAAAATGGGTTCGCTCTTTCAGGGCTCGGGCTTTTCGGTAGCACAGTCTGCCGATATGGTAACGCAGTCTATGCAACGTGCGTCTGATGTGGCAAGTATTATGGGCATATCCGTAGACAGCGCTATGGAAGCTGTTGCAGGCATGGCAAAGGGCAACTTCACAATGATGGATAATCTCGGTGTTGCCATAAACGACACGAACCTGCAGATATACGCACAGGAAAAGGGACTTGGAAAGCTCTCTACCACACAGCAGAAGGTCAATGCCGCTATGCAGATGTTCCTTGATAAGTCGGACTATGCGGCAGGAAACTACGCAAAGGAAAACGATACCTATTCGGGTGCGCTTACGACATTCAAGGCAGAGCTTGAGGATTTTGCCGCAGAAGCCGGTACAGCGCTCCTGCCGCTTGTTCAGAGCGTACTTCCTGTGTTGTCGGGTGCTTTTAACGCTTTAAAGCCCGTGATAATGACGGTAGCAGAAGCTGTCGGAGGGCTTGGCGGTATTGTAGCGGATATACAAGCGAAGATTGAAGCGGCAACGCCTGCACAGCAGACAATGATGAAAATCGCTATCGGTATGGCTGTGGCAATACCTGCCGTGACAATGGCAACAAGGCTTATGGCTGCTGCAAAAGCGGCTTACAGCGGTGTACTTGCATTTCTGATACCAAAACAGCTTACGTTCGCAAGTGCGTTAAAAGCGACTATGGGCTGGATAGGAATAATAGTCGGTGCGCTGGCATTATTCGGTATGGCGACAAACAAGGGGACAGAAAGCGTAGAGGACAGCTCCGAAAAGCTGAAAAAAGAAAATGAAGCGGCAAGTGATGCGTCTGAGGGCGTTGATGATGTTGCAGAAAGCACAGATAATCTTACAGACAGTGTAAAACGCAGTCTTGCAGGTTTTGACGAGCTTAACAGACTGTCGGGAAATTCAGGTACGCTTGCTTCGAGCGTGGTGTCAAGCGATGATGTTGAGAATGCGGAGGGCCTTGCGGAAGCAATGAGCAATGTGCAGGAGCAGGTCGGCGGAACATCTTTAGAAACATCTTTAGGCTTGAATTTTGACTTTGACGGTTTGCTTGACGGTTTATCGGGAGTTCTTAATAAGGCAAACGAGATAATCACGGATCTTTTCGGAGAAGAATTTGTAGAATTCTTTAAAGACGTAGGTGAAGATATTTTCGATATTTTCAACGGCAACGAAACGGAGCAGTACAATGCTCTGGTGCGGCTTAATGACAGGTTTAAATCACTTTTCGGTGATTTGGGGGAAGGTTGGTCTGATTTCTGGCAAGGCATTGGAGAAGGTATATATAAGTTTGCTAACGGTGATTTGCTTGGTGGACTTGAAAAGATAAACAGTATGTTTGAAGGTCTTTTCGGGGATCTCGGAAAAGGCTGGTCTAACTTCTGGCAGAGTGTAGGCGCCGGTCTTTTTGAAATGACGCACGCAGATGAACTCAAAGAAATAGATCTATCTAGCAAATACGGAACAGCTATAGGCCTGGCACAGCTTGATTCAAACGAATATATGCGTTCCGGATACGATCCTTCTAAGGCGTGGAACATGGCTCTTGAAAAGAACGGACTTACCTCCAACGAAGCGCTCTATGCGGTAAAGCAGTTCAGCACATACGATCCGCAGAAAGCGTATGAAGAACTGCAGAAAAGCGGGCAGATTAACAGTCCGGATACCTGGGGTGGCTTAGGACTTTTAGCGTTAAAAAAATACGCCGACGGCGGTTTCCCCGACTATGGCGATCTGTTCATAGCAAATGAAAGAGGCCCTGAGCTTGTCGGCACTATCGGTAACCGTACCGCAGTTGCGAACTCGTCAAGCATAGAAACAGCAATATATAACGCTGTACGCTCGGCTATGTCAGACAGTACAGGCGGTCAATCCGCAGATATACACGTCACGGTCGATATAGACGGAGATACGGTCGGTGAAACCGTAGCACGCTATAATGCCGTCAGAAACCGCAGACTTAACGGAAGGAGTTAATATGCAGACACTTATAAAATTCGGCAGCTTCACACCGATTTCGCCCAAATCATACGGCGTACAGCGCTCCGACCTTGACAGCGAGGACAGCGGCAGAAGTGAAACAGGCGTGATGTTTCGCAATCGCATAAGAGAAGGGGTGTACAAGATACAGGTAACGTGGAGGGTGAACAGGTCGCAGCTTTCCGCTATAGCAAATGCGATTTCTCCCGATTCGTTTTCTGCGACATTTTTCGATCCGACTACTGCGAGCACAAAGACCTGCACAATGTACGCCGGTGACAGAAGCGCAACTATGGTACTTAATGCCGATACCGCCGCAGAAACGCTGTGGGATTTAAGCGTAAACTTTATCGAATATTAAGAGTAAGAGGTGATTCTATGCTTGATGTATCAGCCGCTTACACGGCGGCGATTAAGGATAAAAACCGCACAGACCGCATTGCAGGTACAATTAAGCTCTGTGACGGTGAAACGATAAACATAACCGATGATATTATTGTTAACAACAGCGTCACGCTGAAAGAACAGCTTGTATCGGGTGATACCTTTGAAATAGGCACGTTCTACACAAATCAGCTTGATATAACGGTGTATGACGATAACTTCCTGACAAGGACTTATGCGAATGCAAGGATAACGCCGAAATACGAAATACAGCTTGCCGACGGCACATGGGAAAGTGTACCGCTCGGAGTATTCACGGTAGACAACAGCCTTACAAAGCGCAAGGGCAGTATTCATAAGTTGACGGCTTTTGATGACAGTACAAGATTTGATGTTAATATATCAGCGTATGCAGGTGGCAGAAAGACTGTACAGCAGCACATTAAAGACGCCGCCGCAGATGTTGGTATCGAACTTGCAACAACAGATTTCGGTGCGTATCCTAACGACAATCTGACTGTAGATTCTACAATTTCAACAGAAATACAGACATACAGGGATTTGATCGAGTGGTGCTGTGCGATAATGGCGGCATCGGCGAGAATTAACCGATACGGCAAGCTCGAAATAGTAAAGCTAAAGGAAAAAACAACAACTGTTGACGATGCACTTATATATGATCCGGATTATACGGTAGAGGGCTACGAGCGTACCGGAACGGAATTTTTTGATCTCCGTGCGCTGACGAAGTATTTTTCAACAACATTTGACGGCGAGCAGTATGTGTATACAAACATTTCAACGCTTGATGATTCAGCGGCAAGAAAAGCCACATTGTATATTCCCGAGAATCCGCTGTTGCAGTCGTTGTCGATAGAAACACGAAAATCGGCGTTTCAATCCTGTGCAGACGCTATGACTATAGCACTGCGGCGTGTTGAATTTTCTTTTAACGGTAATCCTGCGATCGAATGCTTTGATACTTTATGCGGAAGCGGTGGAAAAATAGATGTTAATCGTACAATAGCATTTTTCCCGACGACGCTGGTATGGAAGTATCGAGGAGCGCATAAGGTCAGCTGTGCATTTGCGGAGCTTACCGATGAGGCAACGGCAACCGTTTTGGAAATGACACTTGCGTCAAACGAACAGTCTAAAACACCGGTACAAGTAAAAAGTAAAACAGAAAAGCGCCTTGACGGTGTGGGGAAAAAAGCAACAAGCGGCGGAAATGACGGTGTGGGTAAATATACAAACAGCGATAAGAATTGTGAGATCTTCAACGATTATTCCGGTAATAAAGCTGAATCATATTATGCACACGCCGAAGGAAGTAAGACAGCAGCGACTGCTCCTTACAGCCACGCAGAGGGCAGAGAAACGACAGCCAGCAACGAAAGTGCACACGCCGAAGGTATGAATACTTTCGCAATGGGACGGTGCGCACATGCTGAGGGTATGGGAACTGTGGCAAGCGGCAGTAATAGCCATGCCTCGGGATATTATACTGTAGCCGGAAGTGAGCACATGACTGCTATGGGTAGATATAATAGCACAACAAGCAATGCGCTTTTGGTTATCGGAAACGGTTACGGTGAGGACAGGCGAAGTAACGCATTAGTGGTAGATGATGCCGGAAACCTTTATATTTCGGGCGCACTTAATGCGGCGGGTGGAACAGGTATAGACCTGTCAGAATATCTGAAATCCGATGAGATATCCGACTGGGCAAAAGCCGAAAGCAAGCCTGTGTATACAGCGGAAGAAGTCGGGGCGGCAGAGAAGAATCATACACATAATATGTCAGATATTACGGATATGCCCGAATGGACGAAAACCGAGAATAAGCCTGCGTATACTGCTACCGAAGTCGGTGCGGCTACAGTATCCGAGCTTGACAGTAAGGATTATCTTAAAGCTTCAGACTTGACAGGTCAGACGGTAGACTTGAACACGCTGATGTTAAATATAGCCGATGACAAAGGCAAGAGCAAACGGTATTTCTGTACATCGGCGTCAGCTCAATACATTACAAACCGCCCTGTAAGTGCAAATGAGCCGTTTGAGCTTACGGTCGATAATGTCAGATTCATCTCAGCGACAGGATTTAACACGGTGCAACGGTACACATCGGTAACCCGCAAACGCTCTTATACACGCTGGTGCGATGACAAAACGTGGCGAGCTTGGATGTGCGATACCGATCTTGTGATATACGGCACTGTGTCTTCGGCACTGTCAAAGAGCTTTGAGTATGCAACTTACGGTGAGGGGTACAATCAAGTCGAAATCGAACCGTACTATGACAGCAACACGAATCCTATCAGAAACCGAATAGTGCTGACGCTGACAATTGCAACGGCATACGACAGGGATGTACTGAGCGTAGACGGCTCCGTTGAGCATCTCAACATAGAAAACGGCAATATAACAATGTCGGTGACAGGAGCAAAGACCCTGTCATTCATGATAAAGTATACAAACAAGAGAGCGTAGGTGATGAAAATGCAGATATTTCCGGATGGAACGTTTGTCCTCGGTGGCATCGAAACTGAGGACGCAGTTATGCAGGGAGCGAGGGTGATTCCCGACGATAGTGAGGAAGCTCTCGTAATACTCGCAAAGCAGGGAAAAGAAGAAGCAAACAGCGCCGAATAGGCAGAAAGGACGAAAAAATGAGCAAGATACAGATAATTATTGACAGCATAGCAGGTGCTGTCGGGGCAGTTTTAGGCTTTATGTACGGCGAGGTGAACGGGCTGTTCTGGGCGTTGATAGCGTTTATGGCACTGGACTATATCACAGGTGTGATTGTGGCGGTCATAGAAAAGCGATTATCTTCAGAAGTCGGTTTCAGAGGTCTGGCAAAGAAGTTTCTGATACTGGTCTTTGTAGCGGTTGGCCATATTGCCGATACATACATACTCGGTGGAACGCCTGCCGCAATGTCGGCCGTGATGTTGTTCTACATTGCAAATGAAGGTATCAGTATTATTGAGAATGCCGCTGCACTGGGGCTTCCGGTGCCGAAAAAATTAACCAGTATAATGGAGCAAATCAAGAATAAAAGTGAAAGCGAGGAAAAGTAATATGAGTGGAAAGTATAATTTTAAGTATCATGTGCTGGAAAGCAAGTCAGAATACTGCACAGCCGATTACGGTACGAGAGAGCCGTCCTACAGCACGCATCACGGTATGGACTTTATAAATGACGTAGGTCACTCCTGCAACGCAATAGCAGTAGCAGACGGCGAGGTTGTGACCGTACAGGATTTTGTTGACGGCTTTAACGACACATACACGGCGGGCAACTACGTCCGTATCAAGCACGAGAGCGGAGTATACAGTCGTTATCTGCATCTGGTCAAGGGCAGTGTAAAGGTTAAAGTCGGTCAAAAGGTTAAAGCCGGCACGGTGTTAGGCACGGAAGGCAATACAGGTTACTCTTACGGAACGCACCTGCACTTTGATGTGTTTGACGGTACGCAGTATGTAGATCCTCTGCCTTATCTTCTGGGCGAAAAGTCTTTTTATAAGGCAAAGAAGCCTTCAAGCACTGCTATTACGGTCGGAAGCAAGGTCAGAGTAAAGGCAGGAACGACATTTTCGGACGGTACAAAGCCGTTTACGGAAGTCTACAACACTGTTTATGACGTACAGCTGCTGTCACGCAACGGCAAGGAAGCCCGTATCGGTATAGGAGAGCAGTGGACAGGTTGGATGTACATATCGGATCTTTACCCTGCCGAACAGTCGGCAAAGGTAAAAACAGTCAAGACAGGCGGTAAGGTCAAGGTCAATTCCGGTGCTACATTTTCGGACGGTACAGAGCCGTATCCGTTTGTTTATACGACCGTCTTTGACGTTATCACGATGTCAAAGGACGGTAAGGAAGCACTGATAGGTATCGGTACCGATGTTACCGGCTGGATGTACGTTAAGGATTTAAAGGCTGAATAATACAGTTATCCCCCGGCGGAGCAAAAAGGCTCTGCCGGGGGATTTTTTGTTGGACAATAATTACGCCATTTGTATGATTTTTGACAATTTTACAGGCGTTATAAAAACGTGAAATAGCACAATTCCAGTGATTTTAACGGACTTTGACTCCGTCACTCGTGGGTTCAAATCCCGCTATCCCAGCCAAATAGCGTTTAAACCGCATAACAATGCGGTTTATTTTTTTACTACACGAAAATTACACGAATTATTTCAGAAAAATTTTATCGAGTACACTTACAGCACGTTCTTCTTCTCTCGGATATCCGAAGATGTAAAGGCACTTGAAAAGATTGAAAATCTGTGGAGAGACACCTTGACAGCGGCGGTTAATAATCATGCTGAGATGACCGGCGTAAAAGAAAACACCGATACGGAGAGTAGCGGTGGGGTGAAATATTCAAAAGCAGAAAAAACGCTTTGACAAAAGAAGAATACAAGCGTGCAACAGCTGCATTTATGAACGGCGATACAAGTGCAATAATTGAAGATTGTGCTATTCGTGTAACGAATAAAAACGATGTGTACAAAATTAAGATTGTATGTTATAATTTATTTGACGATGGATTTGACTTTCAAATAACAGAAGTTTATCAGATAGAAAATTACGATTATAATATTCATAGCGAAAACGAAGATCCAGCGGTTATAATTGCGAAAGGAGTAAGAGATGGATACACGCAAAGAGAAATCGAGGCTTTATTACAAAACAATAAATTTGATGATGGACAGATATTCAAAAGATTCAGTCCTCAAAGCGGCAGATATTATAGGCTCAAAAAATCTACTGGACGAGGTGAACGTGTTAGTGGAGGAAAATCTTCCGGAAGTGGACTTTATGAAGAAACTGAACAATCTGAAACAGAAAGCAAATTAAAATTTTCCCTTTCTGAATCTGTCGAGGAAAAGAACGACCTTATAGCTGTGCATAATATCTATGCGAACAAGATAAGTAAATCGTTAAAGCTTGGTGGTTTCCCAATGCCCTCAATAGCAGTCACAAAAGCTGATATGGGACACGAAAATTACGGCGAAATATCGCTTGTATTCGATAAATCCACCATTGACCCGAAAACCGATAAAAGGAATAAAATCTACGGTGGGGATGCAAGCCTTATTGATAAACCAACAATCATAAATCAAAATTGAAGCAGTTGACAAGAGGGATTTATTATGCTATAATATTTAAGCTGTATTCAGATAATAGCAGTATCGAGGTGTAGCGCAGGTGGTAGCGCGCCTGCTTTGGGCAAAAAACGTGAGCGCTGCCGGTGGCAGAAAAAGCGAGCGTTTTTAGGCGCAGCGGTCGGAATGTCGAGGCTCACTATTGAGCCGAAGAGATTACGGGAACCGCAAGAGGGCGGACAAAGCAGGGAAGAAAACAGAGATATAAGATTAAAAGTTGATATAAAAATATCGAGGTGTAGCGCAGGTGGTAGCGCGCCTGCTTTGGGCAAAAAACGTGAGCGCTGCCGGTGGCAGAAAAAGCGAGCGTTTTTAGGCGCAGCGGTCGGAATGTCGAGGCTCATTATTGAGCCGAAGAGATTACGGGAACCGCAAGAGGGCGGACAAAGCAGGGTAGAAAACAGAGATATAAGATAAAAGTTGATATAAAAATATCGAGGTGTAGCGCAGGTGGTAGCGCGCCTGCTTTGGGCAAAAAACGTGAGCGCTGCCGGTGGCAGAAAAAGCGAGCGTTTTTAGGCGCAGCGGTCGGAATGTCGAGGCTCATTATTGAGCCGAGAAGAGATTACGGGAACCGCAAGAGGGCGGACAAAGCAGGGAAGGAAACAGAGATATAAGAAAAAAGTTGATATAAAAATATCGAGGTGTAGCGCAGGTGGTAGCGCGCCTGCTTTGGGAGCATAGACGGCATTTCTGACGTTTATCGGTGCCAACCGCCGAAAGCCCTTCAACCGTGTGAATTTCGGGCGGTTTGGCAAATGAAAAAAGGCAGTCAAAACTGTGTTTGACCACAGATTTGACCACCTACACGACCACAATTAAATAACTATCGGGGTGTGGCGCAGTTGGTAGCGCGCGACATTTGGGATGTCGATGCCGCAGGTTCGAACCCTGTCACTCCGACCACCTTTCCGGCTGATTTAATACTCAATGTTAAATCAGCCGGACTTTTTTAAGCTTGATTTAGAGTAGATTTCTTTGCCGTTGTGTGCTATAATTGGAACAATAGATCGGAATTTAGAGGTATAAATAAAATGCTTATTAGAGAGTATCAATCCTCAGACTGTAAGGAATTGGCAGAACTCTTCTACAACACTGTTCACACAGTAAATGCGAAAGATTATACCAAAAAACAGTTAGATGTTTGGGCAACAGGACAGGTAGACTTGAAAACGTGGAACCAATCTCTTCAAGAACATTTCAGTATTGTTGCGGTTGATGATGATATTATCGTAGGATTTGGGGATATAGATAAGACAGGCTATCTCAACCGCTTATTTGTTCATTTTGGATATCAAAGAAAAGGAATTGCTACTGCTATTTGCAATCAGTTAGAGTCGGCGGTTCAAGGAAATATTGTTACCCATGCTTCTATTACCGCAAGACCGTTTTTTGAAACAAGAGGATACAAAGTTATTAAAGAACAACAGGTTGAGCGACAGGGGACTCTTCTTACGAATTTTATCATGATAAAGGAAAGATAAATTTCAGTTTTTCTTTGTCTACAGCGACGCAAATTTTGACAAGGTGACAATTTCGGTCACCCTGTCATTTTCTCTTTTTCCGCCTTGATTTGCGCCTTCACCTCTGCAATCATTTCCGCGAGCTTTTCTTCACATTCTTCTCTCGCTTGCGCGTAGATATTGTGATTTTTCCTATTTAGAGTTCTGAAGTTATTGCGGCGCAGAATTTTACAGCTTATACTAAAATCTGTTGAAAAGCTTTCATCAATTTCTGAGGATAACGCATCCTGATGCCATTCAGGCCGGAAATTATTGAAAAAATATTTCAAAATCGCCAACTTTTCTGATTTTCTGCCCACTATATAGTCAAACGGTACCGGAGTAATACATATGAATAAACAAAAAGCAGACAAAATTTTAATCGAATATCTTCCCAGAATATACGGATTTGCTGTCAAGAAATCTTTTTCTTATGACGAAGCAGAGGAGATTTGTGCCGATATTGTCAAAGAGCTGTATGAGTCCTTGTTAAAATCAAAGGAAATATACAACTTAGACGGCTATGTGTGGCGCATCAGCGAATATGTGTATTCAAAATATGTCTCATTTGTTAAGAAGCATCAGGGCGTTTCTCTTGATCAAATTAATCTTTCCGTTGAGGATGTCTACGATTTCGGAGATAATGAAGAGGAATTTTTGCGCTTGCGCCGTGAAATTACATTTCTAACACAAACACGCCGCGAAATTGTTTATTCGTACTATTACGAAAACAAGCCGATCGCAATTATCTCGAAAGAACGAGGTATACCTATAGGTACAGTAAAATGGCATCTTAATAAAGCACGATATGAATTAAGAGAGGGATTAGTTATGGAAAGAAAAATAGGAAAGTTGGGAATGAAGCCCATTAAAGCAACTAGTATCGGTCACAGCGGAGATCCCGGACCGAATGGAGGTCCCGAATATTACCTGAATGACAGCTTAAATCTTAATATCGTCTACAGTGTGTATTATACTCCCAGAACCAAAAATGAAATAGCAGAAGAATTGGGAGTTGTCCCTGTCTTTATTGAGGATAAGATTGAGCTCTTAGAAAGCAACGGCTTTTTAGTGCGAAAAGCCGGGAACAAATTTACCACTTACGTAAGATTTGATTCTCCAACTTTTTCTCTTGAAAAGCAGGAGAATAAATCGAAAAAACAACTTGAAATAGCCCGACTTCTTGCAAATTCTTACGCTGACTCTGTCAGGGAAGCAATTTCCGATGTCCGTGATGTGTATATTCCAAGCGGAAACCGTCAGCTTTTGGAAGCAGCAGCTATTTTTTACGGTGTGGCCAACAAATGTCAATTGGAAGTAAAAAGGATCTGTCCCCTTACTATATTAAAACAACAGACGGGGGAAATTATATCGCTTTTATCGGAACGGAAAGGACACAGGTTGATAAGGATTATGTTCCTACCCTGCAGCTTCCTTCTATGTGGGCTTGCGGTAATATGACACGTTGGTCTGAGAAGTATCCCGTCTATTCATGGTCTATAGACAGCAGATATTCTTCACGTGAGGGTGCCTGGAAAAATAATTGGACTTCTGATTATGAATTCCTTTACGAATTTATGACCGATGCTATTTCTGATGACCTCGTAAATGCCGATAAATTCAAACGGCTCAGAGAACGACAGTTTATTTCCGAAAACAATCAGATTAATATTATGGTGGTCAAAGGGAAAGCCGAAGATTTTTTTGCTAAGATTCCGGAGCTCGATGAAAAATTCAAAAAGCAATTTGCGGACTACGCCTTTGAATATGCGCAAACCGTCGCAGGCGATTATCCGCCGCAAATGCGAGATCTTATTTTCAGTTGGTCTGCAAGCGGTTTTATAGGAAATGAAGTGGCACTGATGGTTATGGATGTCCTTTACTCAAACGGTACATTTCAAGCATTGACCGAACGGGAAAAAATCACTTCCAATTTAATTTTATTTACCGATGTGCTTCCATTCGACACAAAAAGGGAATCGCTTGAAAATCCAAAAGCAAACTAAGGGTCTTGAAACCTCAAATTTTGACAGGGTGACTTTTTCGGTCACCCTGTCATTTTGTCTTTTTCCGCCTTGATTTGCGCCTTAACCTCTGCAATCATTTCCGCGAGCTTTTCTTCACATTCTTCTCTTGTTTTTGCGTAGATGTTGTGGCTTTCCCGCTTGCCGTAGGCGTTGGTCGGCGTGTACCGTCCCTCGTAGAGGTGGTTGTTAATCATGGTGACACAACCTGTTCCGGGCTTGCGTATTTTGGGCTTGTACGGCGTGAATTCGACCGGGGAGGTATCTTTCCTTGCCGACGGCTGAGCCGTCGGCATTTGGGCGTCTGTGCCGCCGATTTTGCGGTCTATATGCACTGCCGCCTGCCTTTGCATGGTATCGGTGATATGGCTGTAAATATCAAGCGTGGTTGCCGAGGACACATGGCCTATGGTTGCCGAGAGCGTTTTCACATCCATACCGTGCTCCAGCGCCATGGTAGCAAAGGTGTGACGCAGATCGTGAAAGCGCACCTTTTACAGCCCGCCCGTTCCAAGATCAGTTGTAACCGTTTTCTAACCGATGACGGATTTCTCGGTCTGCCGTTATCTGTCGGTGACGGAAACATCCATTCCGAATCCACCGTTTTCTTATACGCCACAAGGGTTTTCAAGAGTGACGGTGGCAGAATAACGGTGCGTATCGAGGCTTTTGTTTTCGGCGCCGATATAATCACCTCTGCCTTGATGATATATACCTGCCGTTCAATGCGAAGCTCTCCTGTTGCGAAGTCGAGGTCGCTCCATTTGAGTGCCAATATCTCACCGCGCCGCATCCCCGTGCCGAGCTCCAGCAGAAAAAGCTCATAATATCCCTCTTCCTTTGCTTGATGCAGAAATCGGATAATTTCATTTTGCGTGAGCACCTGCATCTCCCGTGCTTTCTTCGGTGGCAGCTTACAGCCGACGGCGGGATTGGTGCGAATTAAGCCCTCCTGCACCGCCCGCTGTAAAGCTGTGCGGCAGTTGGCATGTATCCCCCTTATCGTTCTGTCCGAAAGTCCCTTTCCGTAGGTTTTTACGTGCAGTTTTCTTCCGTCTGTCTTTTCCTTTGCGTAGAATTGCTGTAAATCCGACTGTGACAGCCTGTTCAGCAGAATTTTTCCGATTTCGGGAATGATATGATTGTAAATGCGGTTTTCATAGTCGGTTCTTGTGGTAATGCGGAGAGTGTGCCGGCAGTAGGTCTGATACCAGAAGTCGATCCAATCCCCGAACGGCATATCCGGTTTAATTTTATCGGAAGAGCGTCCGTACTGTTCTTTCAGCGTTTCGAGCTTAGTGGAACATTCTGTTTTTGTTTTCGCCGTTACGCATTTTGTAATAGGCAGGCTTTTCTCATTGTACCCGACAACAATTCTTCCTTCCCACCGACCGTCTTTACGCATGCGTAATGTGCCCTCACCATTTTTTCTTTTTTTAGCGATTGGTATCATCTCCTTCAAGCATAATCTCAT